GGTCTTCCGGAAGAATGGTCTCGGAGACTTTGTGCGGACGGTACTTCTCAACCCAAAGGAAATCATCGTTCATTATGTAATCTCACATCAAAAGAAGAGCCGATTGCGTTGCACAATCGGCTCGGTCATCAGACAGACTCAGTCGGTTCTTCAATCACTTCTTCAACGAAGATATCACGATCCGAGTAAACGTGAAGGATGATTCCTTCACCAAAGGTCAGCACTTTGACCTCTTCCTTCTTTCTACCTTTCTTCGAAACATAACCGACACGGAGCTTACCAGAAGCTCCAACATCAGTATGTTCTACACGCACAGCAATCGTCACTTGTCGTACTTCGAGTTGGTTTCGATCGCGATCCAGTACGTCAAGTCCTGCTTGGAATTCTTGAATTCAGAGATTCCCTTCGCACTGATGGCAACATCATAGTCACCAGAAATCAGCTTGAGGTTCTCGGACTTGTAATACAGAGCAAAGGACTTGTCGCTTTCGTGATCGACGGCAATATTGAACTCGTTGGAAGTGCTTTCCTTAGAGTTGACAGCCGAAATACGAGTCTTGGCAGAACCATCAGAACGTACAGCCACTTCCGGAACCTGTAGAACCGAAGCAGCCTTGAGCAGAGTTGCGAGCTGGCTGTCGCTGAGGTTGAATTCAACATCACGAGAAGGCAGCTTCGGGACCTTAGTGGTCGTCTTGATCAGAGACGGATCGCTGTAGTAATAGCGAATCGAGCGATTGCCGCTCGAGATCTTGACGAACTTCTCCTCGAAATCGAAATCAGGATCTTCGAACAGAGAAATCGCACCCAGAAACTGGCCGAGATCATAGATCGCGAATGGCGTATCGAATGTCTCAGCGACATTCGCAATAGCCATAATGTTGCCCTGGGCTGAAATAGTCTTGAGTTCAGAACCCGGCTCGACAACGATGCTCGAATTGATCGAAGCAAAGTTCTTCAGAACGTTCTGAGTTGCAGCAGAAATCTTCATTGTATAGCACTTCCTCACTTAGACGCCGGGAGACTTAGTGTAACGTCTCCAGGCTGACAAACGTAACCAGTAATGTTGACAGTCAGATCAAACGACATCATTCTTCTCCAATCACGGTTTCGTACAGATCACTGAATTCTTCAGCCGTCGCCTTTTCTTCACTGTAATTTTGCTTGTGAAAGATCTTGGCGAGCTTACGAATTTGCTTCTTTGGAATCTGATGCTCTTCAGCAGCCTTATCGATGGTCTCCTTCTGATACGTCTTTTCCGCATCACCGCGAGTCATCGAGTTGCTCAGTTCCTTGACAACCTTTGCCAGCTTTTCCTTGTCCATTACTTGCGTGCTCCAGCAGCAATCAAAGTGTTGGCATAATGCGCATTGAGGGACTTGACGTTGCCAGTCCAATTCCAGTTGTCCATGACATATTGCTGGAAGCGTTGCTGATCCAATTCGATCACGTCATCAACCGAGAATTCCAACATGGTGATAACCGTGTCGTAATCCCGGGTGTGATTCTCCGGAAAACCACCTGGCAGGTGTGGAATACCACGCCATGGATCCGAACTGACAAACTTGCCGTGCTTGCGCACTTCTTTCAGAGCCTTGGCCAGACCTTCTTCCATCTGAAGCCAATAACCCTTGACTGCAAGATCATACTCAGAAGCATGATCTTCGCGATTCTTCTTGAGAGTTTCAAGAAGCTTGAGACGATTAACCTTGATTACATCCATTACCAAAACCTCACTTTTTCTTGATTTTCGAAGGATCGACTGTTGCAGATGCACCGATAGATGCAATAGCAGCAAGCGAACCGCCAAACGTATAGGTGCCTGTGTGAGTCAACTTCATCCACGGGCACAGGAATGTCTTCAAACCGACCTTGCGTGTCCACTGGCAGAACATGTAGTCTTCTGACAGATAGCGCTTCGTTTCAGGATCGATGACTGCGTCGAAGAAAGCACAAATTTCGCGCGAACCATCGAAATGTTCTGTGCGAGCATGATCCGGACGATAGAACTGTTGTGGGTATGCTTCACCAAACTTGACGAGCGTCTCACGACGAATCATCATGAATCCAGTGCCGATCTCCAAAACTTCAGCAGGTTCATCCAGGCGAATTTCCTGGACACCATCCTTGAACACCGGAGAGAACACGTAGTCACCGACGAACTGATCCAAATCATTCGGATTCTGATCAGCATATCCCTTGTCTACAGCAGCCTTGATCTTTTCCCAAGCAATGCACTTCTTGGGATATGGGCCACCGATGATGTCATAAGGTGACTCATCTGACTGCAGAGCCAGAAGAGCAATTACGTCATTCGGGTCGAAGCCAATGTCGGCATCAATGAACATGAGATGCGTCATTCCAGAGCGCATGAACTCATCGGCAGCGTAGTTGCGTGCACGAGTAATGAGTGATTCATTGAAGAGATAATAGCAACGCATCTGGATGCCATAGCGCATGCACAGAGCAGTCAGATCTTGCATCGAGCGTGCGAAGGCACCCGTGCACTGGCCACCATACATCGGTGTTGCTACGAACAGGGACCGCTTCTGTAGGTCCGCAATTTCAACTTTGATTTCCATTCCCACCTCAGTTAACTGGCGTCAGAAGCTTTCCACCACGACCTGGCGTGATGATCTTGCGCGTCGCGGAGATGTAGTCGTCGTAGATCGACGGCACAGGATCAACCGGAGCAAATAGCAGGCTTGACGACCAGAGAACCATCGAACTTGCTGCTGAGGTGTACGGCATGTATGGTACAAATACTAGCTTGCCTTCACGATGATCAATACCAATACCAAGCACATCGCTCAGAAAATACGCACCTTCTTCTTCCTTCTCAACGGTAGCGATAATTTCTTCGCCAATAACGGTCTTAAAGACCTTCACACATACACTCATCATTACCTCACAAATTGTTTACGCAAGGATTCAAGTTTCTTGCGTTTTGCCATTTTCTTCAAGGCAAGATTCCTTGCCATAGGACCAGCTAAATCCAGGAAATTCTTGCCTTCCTGATGATCAAACTCATGTTGGAAGATTCGAGCAGTCATACCCGTGAACGTGTGTGTTACCGTTTCACCATTCGGTTGAGTGAATCGAACCTTGATATTCTTTGGACGTTTGACTTTCACAAACACGCCAGGGAACGAAAGACATCCCTCATCCAACATCACTTCTTCGTTGCCAACATCAACGATCTTCGGATTGAAACAGACTGTGATGGGATTTGTTGCCATAGCAAACACGCGATATGGCAACCCGATCTGGTTTGCAGAAATGCCAACTCCCTTGTACTTGATCAGTGCTTGTGCGAGCAGATGAGACAACTCAACAGGATCAGTGGGAGGATTAGCAAAATCAAATACGGTGGTGGGATGAGAAAGAATCGAATCACTCTCAGGCACCAGTGCAGGAATTTGGAGAACGGGTCTATCATTCATCAGAAAAATTGATCAAGTGTTTGAACCTGCTGCTTTACAGCCTCAGGATGATATTGCTCAAGGAGGGATTGTCCGCCAGCATAGGCTGACAGATAGTCATACCATTCTTGCTGTTCGAACATAGACGGAGAAACACCGTTCCATTGCGGACGCCATTCGGGATGGCTTTCGTTCAGACGACGGCTTTCTACATAGTCACGGCGCGCAGTTTCGTATTCCCAGCTACCAAGGTCAAGCATCTTTTCGCGAAAATACGCGACGATACTCATGCGTTCGATGCCTTCTGGATTACCATCTACTGCTTCTATCGGAGTATTGCCATGAATAGCATCGTGGTTAGCAATAAGGAGCAAATCACCAGGACGAATGTTGATAGCAACACGATACTCAGGAAGAACGAGATAGCCACCTTTGAAATCCTTGCCAGTTGAGATGACACCAAGATTCGAAAATCCAGAGCCGAGATCGCCTGCGTCAAGGTGCGCTGCCGTGCGGAATGTCTTGTTCACCGTCAGAGTGGTGAACACCGTGTCCTCACCAACGAGGAAACGCTTGTCCAGGCGATCTGCGGCTGCTTTCTGGTTAGCAAATCGACCAGGAAGAAGTTTCTCAAAACACTTATTTAGCTTGCGCAGATAAGGAAAGCTTTTGGCAAACAACTCAGGATTTTTCGCATTGTATGCGCAAGAGCGTCCATACGGATAGCGTGGATAGCGATCAAAGAAACCTGCCACGCCAGAATTGACTGGGTTGGCATAAGTGGTTTGGCTGATGCAGGTCTTCGCGTAGTCCCGAGCTACAACCGATCGTTCTTCAGATGGCAGATCAATTACAGACTCAAGCCACCGATCGAAGAAGCCTTCGTATTCTTCTCCGCTCTTAAGTATCTTGGAGCGAAGCCATACGAGACCGCGCGAGGAGTCCTCTTTGTACGAAGCCTTAGCCTTGATGTGAGCACGAATTGGATCTTGACCATCAAGACGTGCAGAAGGCTTCATCAGGATGTCAAGCGCATCCAATTGCCAATCTGTAACCCATTCACGACCTTGCAACTTTTCTCCTTTCGGACCAGCGGCAAGACCGCGATTTTGGGTCTCAATTGCTGCACCAATCAGACCTTCATGTACACCTTTCTGATCTGCTGCAGAAAACACACCTTGGCGAAACTTGAAAAGACACACGGTCTCATCTGCACCAACTTCGCCATCAAGAGAATTCACACGAGCATAAGCATCAGTGTCAGAATCCACCAGGATGTCGTAATTGGATTGGTCTAGAAATTTTCCTAGCAGGTGCGTGCAATCCTGCTTTTCACGAATTAGAGTCTGTACCATTCAGCTTGTTCTTGATTATGTGAGCAATCCGAGCAGTATCTGCCGGCGTTTCATGCGTAAACTTTTCCAACACCATCATGACGTTGAAATTGGTCATGATGTTTGCGTACTTGGTTTCGCGTCCACGAATGAACTGTTCGGACTGATTAGAACCACGTTCAGCATAACGGGCTTCACGTGTCTTAGGATCAACTTCAAGATAGAGAATCGAAGTGTCGTAATTGTCAAGGCAATGTTCAATGAACGAAAGATTCGTAAGGCGATCGCCTTCAAACAACACACCTTTAACTCCACGAACACTGCATTCCTTCAGGAATTTGACAGCTTCTGGCTGAACTGCCATACTCATACGGTCAGTACCAGCAAAAACTTCGCCATCTTCGTATTTGCCGAGGATGACATAATTCCCAAAAGCATGGAACGGCACTAACTTGATTTGGGTGAACATCTGTTTCCATTCACCCATTGTTTTCATCACTTCACGAACCAGTGTGGTTTTTCCAGTTCCAGGTTCGCCCATCACAATAACAACATGCATCATGTATCTCCAAAGAAACTCTCTAGAGGAAGAATTTCCGGTTTCGCATCCGAATACAGATATTCTAACCTCTGAACACCACCAAAGTCAATAAAATGGCTCATTCGTCCTTCGACAATACGTCCTTGAAGCAGTTCTGGATGTGATTTCAAGATAGGATGTTCAGTCCTAGAATCCCATAGTGGCTTCCAGAAGATACCATCCCAGCCATCATTCGCAACAGTACTGATTTCCTCAGCCTGACGATCGAGATAGTATCCAAGATAACGACCATGCTTCACCCTGAAGATCTTCTTGAAGGAACACAACGCTGTTTCCATCGTGAAATAATCAACAAGATGAAATGCTTCTGGACGAGTTGTCATAACTCGATCTTTGACTTCATCCAATATCAATTCAGCTTCATTTTCCATCCACTGATATTCTTCGGACGTCAGCTTCTTGTTAACCCAATCGTCCATGCCAAGAGCTAAGCATAGACCATTACGATGTGAACGAGAACCATTGTAATCATCGAGAATGAG